AGTAGGTTCGCCTACTTCTGAATAATAGTTATTCACTATTAAACTTTGTTGTCAGTCAACTGGCATCTGGGTTTTTTAGCCTCTAGCGAAGATTTGGTCGAGAGTAATCTCGATTGGGTAGTTAATTGGTCGGATAGATATAGGAAAGAATTGGAAACATATATGACCCTATCCCTGTTTCCAGGGGTTTCACTAGTCTATTTCGATAAAATTAATTAAGCCCAAATGGTCTTTTTTGTAGAACCATCCCTACCAAGGGTACCTGCGGCCTTTTGATAAAAAAGAAACCGAAGTTTAATCTACTCTACTTAATAAGAAATAAATAATTATGATAAAAAATCTAAATTATTCATCCTTACCATCCAGTATAACGGATGTTGTAGAGAAAATTAATGGTATTATCCCTGTAAAAGGGGGTAGACCACTATTGAGACGATTTATACAAATCGTTCCTCTAGTGGTGGGGAAACTTAATAGATCGTGGGTCAAGATCTTCTTAGTTTATTCGAACAAACTTTATCTCTTGCATAAAGCTGGTGGAATGAGTTTTGTAAGTCTGTATTGCAAAACAAGTTCCATCATGCTTCAACAAGCGATAGGGGGAGAACGGGTCCATGACCTCTCACCCTTCGGGGCGAGAGTGTCACGTACAAAAAGCGGGTTCCCAAGGATTATTCCAGCTCTTCAACGGGCTCGGATACGTCGTGGCGAGAAGGGTGTGATTCGTGCGTGGATGACTTTATTCGGAATATATCGAATATTAGAAGTCCCGTACAAATTACGTCTTTCTTCCATTACTGATCCGGGTGCACCCTTACCAGGTGAGTACCTTCATGAGTTTTCAGTCTTTGTGACTGAGCACTTCATACCGTCTCTTCGACGGTTAGGAGTTGATGGTAAATTTATCAACGCCGTGAAGGACCCTTTGAAGTTTATGGGTAAACTAAGGGCAAAACCTTTCCTGATCAATAAATCTTCACCCACAAGGTCTTCACCGACCGGGCAAGTAGACGAGATGGCAACACCTCTATCTACTTCCATGGGTTCTATTCGGGCCGCGGCTTTCGCTTGGCGAAAGTCGGACCTTTTCCCCATGCTTGAAGCATGGTGTAAAATGACAGGATCTATTTGGATCCTAAATCGAATAGAAACCTGGGCTCCTCAAGGGGACTCTCCGAAAGGAGAAATCTCTCTGGGGAAGCTCGGGTTGAAGTTTGAACCTGCAGGGAAGGTGAGGGTATTCGCTATGGTGGATTGCTTCACGCAATGGATGATGAATCCGTTACATAAAGCAATATTTGATTTGTTAAATCAAATCCCACAAGACGGAACTCATGATCAGCTTAGACCGTTACGGTCGATGATGGATGCCCGAAGGGCCGCTCCATCCGGAATGTGGTCGTATGACCTATCTTCCGCTACTGATAGACTTCCTATAGTACTTCAAAAAGTATTATTGTCTCCCTTCTTAACAAGTTGGGGGGCAGAAGTCTGGGGGTCCCTTCTGATAGGAAGGTCATATTACTTTCCTGGTATTAAGTCCAAAGGACTTGATATCGGAGGTAAAGACCTTTACTACGCGAGGGGGCAACCCATGGGTGCTCTTTCTTCCTGGGCTATGTTAGCCTTTACCCATCACGCTATAGTACAATGGGCCTCTCTCCGTTCTAATGTAACTAAGAAAGGAGAATGGTTTCATGACTACGGGGTTCTTGGTGACGATATCGTCATCGGGAACTACAAAGTGGCACAGGAATATCTAGAGCTTATGAAAATTCTAGATGTTCAAATCTCATTACATAAATCACTATCTTCAAATAAGAAGGTAGTGTGTGAGTTTGCCAAACGTTTCTTTGCCTTTGGGCAAGATATGTCTGGTATTCCCTGGCGGGAGGCTCTGCTGGGAACACGTATGTTCCCAGTGCTTATGGAGCTGATTCGCCATTATAAATTGAGATTAGGGATCATATTCAATTATTTAGGATATGGTTACCGAGTTCGGGGTTCTTTGACGAAACCATTATTTAAGATTTCGCAGAGACCTCGGAATGTGCTGCTTTCTATGTACGCTCCAGGAGGACCCTTCGCGTTACCGCCAGAAGATTTCTTTAGACTTCGGTCTATTGGAACCTTCTATGCGAGTAAAGGGCGTTGGGCTAAAGTAATCAAGGATTATATGGCTGTTTTGGTAAAACAGTTCATGCAATCATTGGATGCTTTAGATAGCCTGAGAGATCAGGTGAAAGCCTTGGCCACGGTATACCGTGACCGTGAGCACTATGGTACAACAGCTTTCGCTGGAGAGCGGATTAAGATCAATGGGCCTTCGGTAGCCAATCCGGAGGAAGAACGTGTTATACGTCTTTCCCTATCGGATACGATAGAACGAGCGTGGTCTCAATACTTGATATTTTGTCAAGATTGTTACCGCAGAGGAGAAACTCCTCCTGATTTCGTCGAACCAACTGAAGAGTTGATCGAGAAAGTCGAACCCGTCCCATTGCATCCATCCGTGTCGACACCTAATGAATTCCTTCCAGAAGGTCGTAAGGCCTTCGAGTCGGTATCAGAGGTAGATATACCTCCCTGAATCGCGGAGTCTATCCGTGAGACAGTATACCGAGAAGCATTCTTAGATGTTGCCATAGACTTACGTGATGTACGTACAGCCGTAGAAGAGATTGATCTCTCGTTAGAGAATCAATCTGATCTAGAGAAATTCAAAGATCTTTGGAATCAGATTGAGGACCTAAGGGAGAGGGTGGATGCATTACCACTTCCTCGATCCCTGGAGATGAGAAAGAAAGACGTAGTCCTTCGATCTCGTCTACTCGGATTAGTGCGAAAATGGTACCTGTATTCACGACCATTCCGATCCACGACATAGATATCTATGAGAAACTTATTGACTGATCATCAATAATGCTCGTCGATAGAGAGTGTGGACTTCACTGATCCCCCAAAAGGGGGTCACAGCGACCACTTAGAGTGAACCTCGACTTGAGTCGAGTAACCAACTAATGAGACGAACTTGCCTGAAAAGGGCTAGTGAATCTCGGCTGATCACATGGCGGTTAACTACTGCGTAAGTGGTAGGTAGACTAGAGTTGGATTAATAGTCCAATGAACCTATCTCGTAGAAGAGAATAGGGATTAGATGTGCCGACTGGGAGAGTGACGACATTAGGCGGGGACCTCGACAGACACGATATTATTCTTCTAGTTTCCTTCAAAGAAGAAAGATTGGAAATCTTCTCTTCTTTTTAATATTTTCGAAGCGCATCTGAGCGAAGCC